TGTTACATACACGCCATCGACCAGCCCGTAAGTGGTGAAGTCAACCTCCGTATCTCCGAGTGTGGTTGCCGCCCCGCTTGTGGCCGTGCCTGAGTAGTTGTTGGATGCAGCCGGTAGATCGGAGCCGACATAAAGGCCGGTTTCCGGGGCTGAGGCGTAATTTGTGCCATCTGCATCAGGCGGCGGATAGACTCCGATCATGGGAATGTTCCCGTAGTAATCGCCCATATACATAATAAAGGGTGTCCCGTTGCCAGCAGTTAACCAGCCGGGATAATTTTCATGAAGGTGCTGTGTGTCTCTAAGCTCCAGATCCTGATAGGAAGTGGAATCAATGTAATACTGTGCAGAAATAACCCCGTTATCAATACAGTTCAATGGTAGCCGGTATTGTGTGGTTCCTTCATCGGCTACTAAAAGTGCAAATTTTTTGATACATCGGGACTTGTGAACAAAATAATTCTGTCTTTCTGAGAGTTTTTGCCGGATCAACCATTTAGGAAACCGGCTGAAACTAACAGTTGTGCTGACCACTTGCCCCAGTTCCCACAAGACCAGCCGTTCCAGCATGGTTACGGTATGGCCTTGAAAATACCCGGTGTAACCTGTCGTGATTCCTGTTCCCATTTATTCACCCATAACCTTGACTGGCTGTCCCCTGCCGAATACTTTTTCGTTTTTTTCATCGAGGTCGAGGTCTTCAGGCAAGACACCCATGGTTAGTTGGTTCGGGTCTGTTACCTTATGGCCTGCCCTCTTATCAACGGTAATGCGCGAGATAACCGAATTGTAGGTACTTGTCAGATAAATTGAATACGTGTCTCCGTAATCCCAGACGTTCCCGGTTCCCCCGGCGAGGGTGCAGGAAACAGTGTCCTCTGTTACCGCCGTCACCAGTCCGTTGGAACCGTCCGTGTCGTTGTAGATAGCCACGCCCACCGTCACCCCGCATGATTTAAAATCCGCACCCGGCTTAAAGAGTGTCGCGGAAGTCGCGCCGGCATGAGTACCCGTGCATTGTGCGGAGTCGTCTCTATGGACTTCGGTAATCATTATCTAAGTCCCCATTTGACAGCGAGTGCGGCCAGCGCACCCCCGAAAACACCCCCGACGGTTGCGTAACAGTTAAAAAGCCACGATCTATTTTCCAGAGCCTTAAGTCTGCCATCCATGCTTTTCAACGTCTTGAAGATCATCCAGTCTCTTTGTTCAGGAGTTGAGTCTTTCCAATCCTTTTCATCCAACACCAAAAATCCGTTATCCAATGATCCGCCCTCCCCTCTCTGTTGTATTGTCCCATCACCAGGGCGCAGAAAATGACCGTCAGAAATAACAGGCGCCCGATATGGAAAGTAAAAAACGCATTGGCAGAGATAAACGCTGCCGCCGCGCCTAAAAATGGAATCCAGTCTTTTTCTTTTGTTTTAAAAAAGATTATGCCGTGAATAATAATGGAAGCAAGTGCCAGGAGAAGAACGAAAACCCCACACTCTAACCACAACTCAAGGTAATCGTTGTGTAGTTGCATCCATATTGACCCAAAGTATTTCAGGTCTTTCGGGTGGTTTTTAGAAAACACCTTTGCCAATTCTTCTTTGTAGATAACCCGGGAAAAGATGTTCTTCAGGTCATCTACCCGGAACATCGTGGGATTGAAAAACATGGGCATGATGTATTGAGCTTGTCCGATACCCCACCCCATGAGAGGCTTATCCTGAATCAGAATAACCGCCCGGCTATACGCCCGGAAACGGCTTTCTATCGACTCGCTCTTGTACTGGGACGCCACGACACTGAAGGTAATCAGCAGGGCGACAATAACTGGTATCGTTTTTTTCCATGAATATTTGCTGACCGCCCATATCGAAAGCGCCCCAATAAGGGCGAGCATTCCGTTTGCTGTATGGGTGAGGAACAGACCACCCAAGGCAACAGGCGCCAACCACCACCAACCCTTCCGGAAGAAGCAAAACGTGGTCATGGCAAAAAATATTGATGTCTCGTTTTCGTTGGCGAAGAGGCCGGTTCGCAACACCGCCCCCGGAAACACAGGGTTTAAAATATAAAACAGTTTGTTTATCTGGCATATAATAAGGGCAACATTGAAAAGAGAAATAATGCACAGGGTATTATAAAGCATGTCCTTTATATCTTTGAATCTGTAGTAGGAGAGAACGATAATGAGGTATAACGAGGCGTAGATGGTCATGTCCCGGAAGAAGACATAAACATCGCCCGTAAAATTGTAGAGAGACAAGCCGACAAGGGAAAGTATAAGCAATCCCAGCGGGACGGTTGCCGTCTGTATAATGAGAACCGCAACTATTACCGTAATCGCAATCAGAGGGAAAAGGCTTTCCTGCCAACGAAGATCCATTACCTCCGAAGGCAGGAAAAGCGCACTGCTGATTAACACGGACAGGCAAATGCCTATTCCGAGGCGGTTTTTAGTAATAGAAGAAATCAACCGCGTTAATATAAAGTGGACCCGTTGCCGCACCGTGTCTCCTCCAGAATTTAAACGCTACAATGTCACCAGCTTGCAAACTGGTGAAGTCAGTTGCTACGGTCAGTGTGATAAGACCGGGGGTCGTGGTCGTCTTCGGTGCAGACACGCACCGCTGAGTTGAACCGGCTGTGTCTACCGCCTTTCCGCTCCGGTTATAGAAAGCCTCAAAGCAGACTTCTGCCGGAGTTGATATGTTGGTAGCCGTTTCTGCTACCAACATACGAAATACCCCACCACTCTTGTAGTCTGCGGGCACCCGGAACGCCGTTACGACAGGAGTGATCCTTCCGTACCCGTACACAATAGCCAACTGGCCTCGATTATAACTTGTATACGGGTAGGTGTACCCTGTCATTGAAGACGTGCCGCTGACGAGAAATGACGACAACGGGAGCTCCAAAGTCTTCCCTAACCCTGAATAGGTGTATCCGGTGTTGTCCACCGAAAATACCCTTGTCCCTGATCTGTTTTGTACCTCGATCTGATAGGTATCGTCCGAACTGGTATTCAACCGTATCGAATCAAGGTCAGTTACTCCGGCATATGCCATCACTGCAAAGAAACACAGCGACACAACAAAGGCGGGATACCGGAGATATCTTTTTTTAAACCATCTCTTGAACATAGGTAATTCCCCCCTTTCTATGCGGGTACGTTAAAGTAAAAATCACGCTCATCAGCCACTTCATCGCTGAAACGCTGATCTGCCTTACACATCAAATCGCCGGTGCCGAAATCTTTTTCTCTGGCGAAGCGGGTTTTCCGTCTGTCAAAGTGGATGATTCCGCGTCCCGTTGTCTGCAATACCCACATATCCGTATCAGTCATATACGGCCACGCCTTGATGTTGATCTGGCGACCACTTTTCGCGTAAGCAGAAATAGCCCTGTTACCAGAGTCAGGACGGTCAGGAGACTGGATAATCTCCCTGGCGTACCGTTCAAGCTGTGGGGGAATCCAAAGGTTCTTGACCTTTTTCTTTATCTTGTAGCCTCTGTGGTTGTACTGATTTTCAGCAGTAATCAGATTAGCCCAGAAGGTAAGATAGGTAAGGTCGGCTGCGGTTGCCTTGTTGGAATAAGTGACTCCATCAAGCCGTTTATGGGAAGCCGACGCGAGAGCGACACCATCCCTTGTGGTGTGGTAAGTAGTCGCCGTGGCAGAGTTGAAGAACCGCGCCAGCATTACTTCAATATTTTCCGCCATAGACGCCCCAAGGTCGGTAAAGATATCCTGAAGACCCTCAGCATTGCCACCACCCTTGAGCTCGTAAAGATTGTCTTCAATGGACACTTCCGACAACCTGACTCCGAGCGCATAGACCTTGTGAATCCATGTCTGTTTTGCTCCGGCAATCTGTGTGTCATAACCAACAGTGTTGCCTTCCGGTTGTTCTATGGGCATACCCAAACCCGAACGGATGGCGTCCTCTTCCTTCTTTTTCTGTGATTCTCTTCTGGTAACGAGGTCTGGCCACATATGGGCTTTCTGCGTTTCCAGATAAGTGTCAACGGCCAACGTAAACAGGCCGGGGATGTATTCATTTACAAATCGTCCTCTTGTCCACATAGTAGGTTACCCTCCTTTCTAAAGCATTAAGCCTGCGCCGAAGTAATGGCATTCATGGTTAAATCCGCAGACCATCCGGCACCCGGCGGCACTGTAAACATCTTCAAGGGGATGTGACTGACCATAAAGACGAAGCGGAATGGTTACGGTGACAGCGGCACCGGTTACGGTGATTTCCTGAGTTGACAGGCCGGTATTGCTATCAGGCGCACAAAGGGCAACAGAGCCGATTTCGTAATTAAGATTGATGTCGGCGGCTGTCAGTGCTGCATCTGCCTGTGCAATCATCTGCTGGCTGGGATGGTCGGCAACTAGAACGTATCCGGCAACCGTGCCATCTCCCGCCCTGGCAGCGGCGATATATCCGGAAGGCGCGTTTTCCAGAGGGTTCATGTCCTCGTCGAAACACGACAGAACAACACCGAGTATCTTCTGTGCGTCTCCGGGAGTTGCGGGTGGAACTGCCGCGTCATAGACGGAGGGGATCAATCCAAACTTTGGCGAGACGGTTCCTCCGTTGTCGTTTAAAACAATATCCCCTACACAGATATTGATTGTAGGTGCGGTGGGCACGGCATATATCCGTGCTCTCAGCACTTCGTTGAAACACTGGAATCCAAAAGGTGCATCTTTGTTAGACATAATATTTTACTCCTTTCTTACTCTGCGATTAAATCCGCATCCCCCGCCGGAATCCCGGCAGGCGTATAGTCTTTGATATCCTCGATGATTAAATCTGAGCCCTTGATCTCCGTCTGGGAGGCTTCGCTTTCGATGGAGCGAGAACCGGCTTTCCAGGTGTAATTGCCGTCAGAGTCACCATTTCTTTTTGTGATGTCTCCGGCTGAGTCCTGTGCCTGTGCCATCCCCTCCTTGAATTGCCTTTCCTTGAGGTGCATCCACCATTTTTTGAAGACCAGCATTTGATCTTCTCGACTCACACACCCCAGAACCGGATCGAAAAAACCTTTGAGAAACGGAGTGTTGGTCGAGTTACAAATCCAATAACGAAATGGGACTTGCTTCGATCTCATCTCGTCCAGACGTTTGGGGTCTCTGGTTATCCATCTGAAGAAAAACTCTTTCTCTTCCTGCTTCTTCAGGGCGGGCGGGGGTAATTCGAACGGGTCTTTCATCAGGGAGAAGTCTTCGCAGTCATCCTCTCTGATTGTTGCCCATTCCCGGTTTTCCGCCATAACGCGGGCGGAAATTGCCTGCTCTTCCGAGGTGATAGGTTTGAGTTCTTCTTTCTCTTTCATCTTGGGTATCTCTTCGTTTTTGCTTACGGTTTTAGTTGTCTTCATTATTTATCCCTCCATGCTCACGGTGGTTGCTTTCTTGTTAAGGATTCGAGAGAAGGTTTTTAATTGAGTCCCCTTCAATCCAAGGCGTTTTGCAGTGTCCATTTCACCGGCACTCAATGATGATCCGGTGGGCGGCGTCCCCTTCCCTTTGGGCGAGAGCTCACTTCCTTTAACGAGCTCCTTGCGGGTCTTCTCCGCCTTTCCGCCTGCTTCGTCCTTCCTGCCCTGCTGGTATGCGTGCTGCATCAGATTGGGCATTTGCATGACGGTTTGCACTCCAACTGCCAGAAACTCCCCGTAGGGATTGTCAGAGAGGCCGAACTCTTCGAGAGTCTTGTCTACGCTTGAGCGTAGTTCCGACTCCGGACGGCTGAGGTCGGGGTATCTCTGAGACAAGAAGGCCGAGAGCTCCTTCTTATTCTCAATGACCTTTGCCGTTTCTACGGCTTTGACGGACGCCCCTTTAGCCGCCTGCTCTGCCACGTACTTTGTGAGCTTAAGCATGGTGTCAGGGTCGTCCTTGTACTCAACCATGAGGTCTCTGATCTGTGCGTCTGTCAGTTGGGTTTCTTTCTCTGCTCCGTTGCCTTTCTCCTTTTCCTTCAGCTTGTTCCGTGATTCCGTGAGGGCTCTATTGAGGTTTTCGATATGCCGTGCGGCGTTTTCGTAGTTGCCTTTGAGCTTTTCGAAATCCTCAACCGAAACTTCCTTCTTGCTTTCAGCCTCCTTTTTTTCGGGTTTGCTTTCAGGCTCAACCTGATCGTCCAACCCTTCAATGGTGACTTCGCTGAGGCCGCTATCGTCATCACCCTTGTTTTCATCTCCCTCAGGGGGGATGCCGTCATCTACGTTGACGTCTTCGATTTCTTCTGCCATCTTGAAACTCTCTTTCTTTCGCGGCGATTGACGCCCGCCGGTGGCGTTATTTTCGCCCGTTGCCGGGTGACTTGATTTCGGGGCAATAAAAAACCCCGTTAAAATCTTTCGATCTCAACGGGGCTCTGTGCGCGGTTGACTTGCTCACCTATGCGGTTAAGGGATAGGCGGCGGTTATGTGGTTATCCTTTAATCCTTCAGCATCTTCTCCAAGAGGCTTGTGATAAGTTTAAACCCTCTGATTAATATTCTTATGACTTCTTTTGTTTCGTTAGACATCTGAATTGTCCACTAAAGCGTTGTTTAATGTCTCAATTTCAAACCGCCGCATGTCCCGCATGATGATGGAGATCAATATACTTTTTTCGTCCTCATCCCGTGCCTGGCACTTCTCCGGGATCTTCATTATTTTAGTGAACATATCCAAAGCGCCCTTGATATACTGAGGGTCAGCGTTCCATATCTGGTGAACGAACATTGCCGCCACTTCTATTTCTGCCTTGCGGTAGGCGCTAAACTCTTTACTGCAAACCTCTTCTTTAAGTTCAAACATTTACGCCGCCTGCTGTTCTGTGTTTTGTGGTGTCAGTGCCTTTTGCTGTAAGTATTGCTGAATGATCTGCATTATCTCCGGGTTGGTCTTCAATGCCTCTATCAGTTGAGATATACCCGGATTAATATACTCTTCCGGATTATGCTTATCATACGCCTTCAAAACATCTTTTCTTACCTGTACCGGGTCAACAATCGGATCATTACCGAAGAGGGTCAGCATGTCTTCAGCTTCTTTCCTGGCAATCATTTTGTTTGCCGTTTCTGATGAACCGGAAAGGGTAAATCTGAAATCACGTTGCATCATCTTCCTTGGTATCTGCACTGGTTTTCCCTGATAGACAAAAGTCTTATCCATGGGCATGTATTGATAATAGAGGTCGTAGAGCATTTGCAGTGTGTCAATAAACTCTCTCCGGGTGATATTGGCCTGGTAGTTCTGTCTGATGTTTCCTTCCTGGATAACGGTCATGACTTCCGTGGCTGTACGTTTTCCGCCCTCCGAGTTGGTTCTGCCTATCTGCCAGTCACCGATTGAACCGAGCTTTTCCCACAGCCCCATAAAGGTCTCAACAAACTGGATGTACTGATTAGGATTAACCGTGAATTGCGGGATTAGGATTCCTTGAACGGAATCAACCTTGACACCCTTGCCGGCTTCCAGCTTAATTTCTCCGTTGATGCCGGCACGGTCTTCGTAGAAAAACCATGGCAGCATACAGATATATGCAATGTCGATTACAGCATTGAACATATCTGACGCGCCCTTTTGTATTGATTTAAGCTTGCCATACATGCCAGTCCCGCAACTACGTCCATGTTCCGGGAATAGACGCATTCTTTTAATAGTGGCCTTGTTCTTCCAGTAGACATCCTTCTGATTAATCAGCCGAATGATCATACGGGAGTTTTTGGCAATGGTGACAATGATCTTCTCTTCTCTGAAATCGTCTTGGTCTTCTTTCTGCTTTTCTTCATCCTGATATATGGGATAGGAGATATGACACTCCATACATTCTATGGTCTCTTTCCCTGTTACCACTTCATCGGTATCCTGCTGTGGCTGTTTTTGGTCTTCTTTCGATGTGGTTTTTCCGTCAGTCTGCTTCAACAACCACGTCCCAATATTCTGGTATCCGGGCGCAGCCCTGAGCTTCCATAATTCTGCATATGTGGGGTTGATCGTCCTTATCTTGTCGCAGCTATCCCACTCCTCAACGGTTCCGGCATCGTCCGGGTAGAACATATTGTTAAACGGGACTCGTTCGAGTTCTCCGCCTTCATGGGTAATCTTTTCTTTTTCCTCCATCCGGGGGCTGCCGGTGCTTACCACCATCGGGCGCGTTACCGGTTGCCCGGTCATGGGATCAAGCAAGGGATTTCCGTTGTTGTCAAGTATTAGTTGCTGCTGCTCCTCTTGCTCCATAATCACTTCCCCGGTTTCCGGGTCGTACAGAAAGTCCCTGATTGTCTCTTCCTTGATGGAGTATTTGGGAATGTTGAAGACGGTGCCGTCAATCATCAGGTCGTGAGAAATGCCTATGGTAGTGTCAACAAGTTGGACCGTGTGTTTGAGTTCTTTGTTGAAAAAATCCTCAATGACGGTGGTTGTGTTATCCTTCTTTTCCATGCCCTCCATTTCAAACTGTACATAGGGCTCTTTCCCCACCAATGCAGCGGTGAACCGCGGCTCTGTCTGGTCAATGGTGATCGCTGTCAATGGCAGGGTAATATTGCTCGCATCTTCAAAGGGCAGGTTTTTGGACTTGTCTTCTATCTGTTCGTAAACCCGGCGAGCTTCCGTTATCTCCTGCAACTTCTTTTTGCGATATTCGGACTTCTCAAACAGGGCAAAAAGATCAAAGCAGTGGTTGACTAGATTCCTATACAGGGGATCGAGTTCCGGCTGCTCTTTCGGATCGGCTGTTACCGTAACTTCTGTGTTGGTCGTCTCTTCCATTAGAATCCTGTTTTCCTGAATCCCTTTATGTTCTCGTAGCGGTCGCGGTATTCCTGAGTGACGGGAATAACCTTAATCCCCGCTTTTGCCGTGATAGTCTTCTCTGGTTTCGGAGGCTTCCTTTTTCTTGGCCCCCCCCCTCTTTTAAATGTGAAGTTGTTTACCCCCATAAATTCCCGTCCTCAATTCGATTTGTTTTTTAACCATCTCATCGTTGATGTATGGCAACCAGTAAAATGACCAGGGCAGCCACATCTGATACCAAAACTCGGAGAAAGATTTAAACGAATATTGGTAGTAGATATACACATCATCCATCCTTCTTTTCATCAGGACTGCAATCCCTTTTGAATACCTGTCCTACAGTCAGACCGCCTAAAGCACCGATGCACGTCAGGCAGATTTCTTTAGCGGAGGCGTCGGTCAGGATGCACAGCGCCACTACTGCAATGATCGTTACCGCCACGATAACCATGATCTTGTCGTTTGCCAGAATATGTCCTAAGTCCATAAAGCACCCCCCCGTTATTTTATTGCTTTACACCCAGAGATAAATCCATCTATCAGCAAAACAAGCTTCTCGTTGACTTTGCCGGTCTCAATCTTTACTGTTGCAAACTCGCTGACAAACAAGGTCGCAATGACCACGTATTTCTCATTATTGCCGTATTTCGCGCTAAGGGCGTCTATTGCCGCCATCATTTGTGTGTCTGTAATCTCTCCAGCCTTAGCAATTTTTAGCAGGCCTTCAGCGTAGGGAAGGGCGACGGCGACATATCCCGGCTCGGTCATGGCCACATATATCCCGGCCATCTTCCCGATAGTGTAGGCACTGTCCGCCGTGACGTCTTTGTTGATTGTTATCCCGGAACATCCGGCAAGGAGTAGAATGATCATAAAAGCAAAGAGTATCTTTTTCATTTCAGTTTCCTTTCTTAATGAATTTATGACTTACTTTCTTTTCATGGTAACTCCCCGATCCGAACAAACAGACTGCCGAATACAGAACTTTTTGTTTCCACCATTCTTCAGGATCGTTAGTGAACTCCATCATTTTCAAAAACACTTCATCTGCCATATCTTTTGTAACTTCCGGCTCTGAGTCTATCCGGTAAAGGTAATCATGCGCATAGCTCGCAATCTCCCCTTCGTCTCCAAACAGCAACCAAAACAACGGCCAGCGTGGTACACTCGAGCAGTCCGTCTGAAATCCTTTCGGAATAATAATCTTGTGATCATCTACACAAAAGTAGAACGGGTCGGTAAATTCCCTGACCTTACGGCCTTCAAATTCCCCGACTGGTGTGGTTTCCGGGTATATAGGAAAACTAACTTTCACGCCTTATCCTTCACATCATCCAGGAATGAGATAGCCACTTTTGTGAGTAGGTTCCCGATTGCCGCCAGTATCCCTGCGATAGTGAGCAGAACAAAGGCGGATATCAGTGACATGCTTTCAATGACTTTTTTCATCTCAAACCCCTATGAGATATTTAATCCCAACAACCAGCAGGACTAAAACAATAACGATAACACCGGCGATCAATTCTGTCTTGCTGGTATATTGCCTGTATTCGAACTCGTCCATGGTTGCCTCACTTGTAAAAGTCATGATGTCCGATAGACGCCACCTTCTTCATCGTCCGTGTCCATTCCGGAAGAGCAATGCCCCATGATTGCACCTCAACAGGGTTCAAATATTGAACTGCATCCACATTCCGGGGAATCTCTTTGGCTATCATCCCTTTTGCCAGGTCGTAGCATTTACTCAGTGTACTATCTGACCTTATGGCACCGGCGAAGTCATGAGAAGCAATAACCATCTTTTTGCGGTTTGGGTCGTCGGGAAGGAAACAACTGAATTGATACGGCCACAAACACACCTCATGTATTGTCCGCCCGTCCCAGTCTCGATGATCTACCCGTTCAAGAATGACAGAGCCAACAGCCTGTTTGCCCTCGTATGGTTCACCACCAGCTTCTCGCCAGATGGTGAGTGCCATAATCTGAGCCTCATCCAGATGAACGAAATCATGGACGTTCTGGGCGTATATTTTCCTTGCTTTCTCTCTCATCAGACAATCCTTATGTCTTTGCTGATCATGTGTTGCTGTACCTCAGCCAGCCGATGTTCTCCGCCTCCGTCCTCAATGCTTGTTTTAAAGATCGTGACCCACGGCGAGACAGCCCCTCCTGTGATTGTTTCTATCTCATCCGCTTTCGTCTTTTTGTCAGCTTTCTTTGCCATGAACACCTCCTAGAAATACCCTATCGCTACCGTTGACCCTGCCTGTCCTGACGTCTCATCAACCGCGGTAATGTTCTTGATAGCTGATGCGTCACATATCCAAAGAGGGTAGCTCGTAGTCGTGACCACAAACCCGATCTTAGCCGTCTGGTCTGCAATGATCTTCCGGGCAGATGCTCCGATTAATTGTGATTTAGTTTCCGCCCTGATCATGACCGATTTAGCAATCCACTCTTTGAACATATAATCATCAGTACATTCTGAAGGAACGGAGCCATCAATGTCGCCCACATCCGCATCCCCCGCCACTTTGATCTTTTCGTTGTTAGTGAAGGCCGTCCCGTTCCAGGAATGAAAACGAATCTTACCCGCTGCCGTCCCTGCCCCGACTGTACCCGTGACGACCGTGCAGGATGTAACCACGCCCAACGCACCCGATGAAGCACCGATGATGACGTCACCCTCAGCAAATGCGTAGTCTCCTGAGTCGTAGCCGATTTCCAGTTCCTTATACTTCCACAACCCAGCGGGAACCGTTGTGATTGTGTCCCCCGGTGTGATCTTGCAGCATGTAAGCGGTATGCCCGGATATTCCCTAATTACTTGCATCTTACCCTCCTATCCTCACTTCTCGGTAATCGCTGTCAAATTCCTGTTTCCTTGTGCCTCCCAGTTTTACGGTGTCTCTGCGTACTCCTCGTATGTGACGAGGCAACAACCTGAACATCTCTGCTGCCATTGCCGCACTCATCACCCGGTCATCATGGCAGCCGCTTTCCGCGGACATCTTCCCGCCCTTGTCAACAAAGGTCCGCATTTCGAAGACGGTCTGCCTTGAGCGTAACTGCTGGGCCCCGTCCCGGGTGAGCTCGTAAAGGCCATCAATAGCCATAGGCTTTGTCTTGGCATTAGGAATCCACCCGGCCTCATTCGGCTTGGCTTCGTATTGCGGATAGTTCTTCTTGCGGAGATTTGAGACTACGGTGTAGCCGTGGTTAATGAGCTCCACACAGGCGGGCGGGAAATACTCTATTTCATCGTGCTTGTTGCGGATGGCGAACAGGTTGCCAATTAACGCAACCACATCATCAATCATGTCATAATCAACATGGCCATGCCACTGTGCTACCTGTATTCCGGTCTCGTGATCCCATACATCAATACAAGTCGGGTCGGGTTCTCTGTTCTCGATGATCTGACTATCCTTAAGTCCTCCGCCGGGGTCGCAAGTGACAAAATAGGCTCGGTTAAGAATAGGCCGCTGATATAAGCTGAAGGATCCGAACTTGTTTGGCCGAATCTTTGTTCTGCCCATGACATCAACGAGGTCTCCGACCAGAACAGGTGGTTCACACTGGGCTTCCAATACATCACAAAATTCAGCGCTGAATACATTTGATCCGGACGACAGAAATGCCTCTTCGACCGTAGAGGGAAATTCTTGGTGAAATTTATCTACCGATCCATTACAGACGTTCTCAATGCACCAGTCGCGCCAGTAGAGTTGTTCTAACGTGAGACCATAACGCTTTTGTATCTTGATTGCCTCCGAGTCTTCCCAGGCCATTGTATCTTTGTTGAGGACCTTCTGCTTTATCTTTGCCGTGAACTCTTCTTTTTTCTTTCCGGTCTCAATCTCCATCGCATATTGATGATGTACGAACCACGGGACAAACACTAAAATCCACTCGGAGTCGGGGTTTTGCCATGCGTATGTAATTCCATCTTTGTTGTAAAAGGGGTTTTTGCCAGCGTTGTACGCTTTGAAGCAATCAATCTGGAACCTGTTACCATAGCCGTTTGCCGTGCTTTCCCTGAATGCCTCTGTGTGCATAGGAGGCGGTGGCAAACAGGACAACAGGGAAGGCAGCAGCGTGTCAGCGTTTACCCAATAAGCCTCTTCTGAATCGTGCAGATAATGGATACCCTGGGACCGCCCGGCAGCTAAATTGCGAGCCGTGGCTAACCGGTATTCTGACTTGAGGCCGGTCCCGTGATCATTATCGAACATTAATTCCTTGGCATTGGATTTCTTTGTGGTCGGTTTAATGGGGTTTAGTTCATGGTAGAGTGTGGCCATCTGGTACAGGGTGTCGGTTGATTCCTGTTCATGGCCGATTATGAAAGTGTTGCGATTGTAGTTGAGTGACGTTTTCCAGTAATAGCGCCCCTCAATATACGTGGAGCCGCCGAAACGCCTTGTCTTGAGTAGTAATATACGGACATATCCTTTCTCTTCGGCCTGTTTCTCCGCACACGCATGAAGTATTTCCTGACCTGGATTGAGTTCAAGCGGGACGATCTGCGCCGTGTTGTGATCCTTCACCTTCAGGCACTCGCGGGCATACACCCGGAAATCATCCAGATATTCCTCAATTATGGATTCCGATACCGGATTATTTTTTTTGATCGGCTTGGCGCTTCCCATGGATTTCCCTTAAAATATCCTCAATGCCTACAACTTCATGTTCGTGTTTCTCTGGCGCTTTAATACCGAAGATGGATATCGCCTGGTCAACCGCCTTAGCTCTAGCTGACCAGTCTACCATTGGAGCGGAATAAACCCACTTCCCCCGATCTTTGTCATAATTAGCCTTGGTTTCCTTGGCGTCCAGCCCATCCTTGACCCTTCTGAGGGTTTTGCGCAGGGTAAGGCCGACCATCTTGCAATCCTTAAGGACTGCATCCCTGGCAATTTCTGCGCACTTTTGTCCAATTTCTAAGTCTGTCATGGCCTCATTACACCACGGCTTTAAAGAATATGTAAGCTACCAAAGGGGTATTAAAAGGGTATAAAGGTGGTGAGTATTTTACGAGGCCTTCTTCAATTCGTCGTATTTGACTGACCAAAGAAGTATTTCCTTGACAATAAAGAATGGTTTTCCGTTTGGTAGGTGTCGAAGTGGCAAACTATATTTTTTCCGCCAGTATCGGACAGATTGCCATGAATGAAATCCGAAATGTATCTTGCAGTATTCAAGAACATCCTTCTTCCCTGTGATCCATCCTTCGGACATTTCTAGTGTCACTTTTTACTTTCCTCCACTTCTTCGATAGTGACCTTCAATAATTTTCGCTTATTAACAAGTAGGGCGACCATAGCCACATCCCTGTCATTTGCTTCAAAGATATCAAGTTGTAGTCTGAATCCTCCTTCTATCTTCAGGTTTTTGTATCCTGATGCTTGTGCGGTTATGGTGAATGATTCCAGCGCTGCTTTTTTCATATACTCACCTCTTTACCGGTCTCCATGTCCCATTCCTCGTCATCGCTTCCTCGCACTGAAACACACGGGCTGAGATAAATTTATCGTATGCTTTCTGGGCTTCTTTGCGAGAGTGATAATATTTTCTTACATCGGCCGTCCCTTCCCCATGCACATCATCATTCAGATTAAACCAGAAACTAGGCTGGTCACATGGAACCTGACACATATTGCCAAACTTTTCAACTCGGTAGAACTTATGTCCGTGGGACGTCATTACCGCTATCCGATAATTCTTTTTTACTTGCTGGACACAGCTATAACCCTTATCGTCCGGCAAGACTTCCGGTGCAAATATAAAAAATATACCAACTCCCAGAAAAACCGCTATCAAGCAAAGCCCCCAAAACAAACTATCAGGTTTTTTCATGGCTCATTCTCCTATATCAGACTTGATACCCCTTATATTTCCGGTAACACGGGACACATTCAGGGTTGTGTTTTGCTCGACGCCGCTCAACTCAATGCTTTTTGATTTTCACCCACTTGTTCGAGCTGGCAAACGGTCCGCGCTCTTTTTGTTCGAATAGTCTCATTTTTTACCATCCTTCTTCAAAACGTGACATGCCACGACTTCCGAGTTGACAGCCTCAGTTCTTTTGACATCAACCCCCATGAGGGACATCATAGATCTCACTGCGTCCTTAAGCGTGATTCCTGGTGCTACGGGTTCGATAAAAGCACTCCAGGTGTTTTGAAATAAGCTGATAGGAGGTTCAAACCATCGATCCTTGTCTATTTCTCGTACCAATTTTTTAAGCTCGCATACCCGTTTTTTAAGCTCGCATACCCGTGCTTCCAGTTCCTCTATTTTTTCTTTGTTTTTATTAAACATCGTTCACCTCCCTATTCCCCCAACACTTTTTGACCTCATAAGCCACACACCACGAATCTTCCATAACTCCCATTGCGAAACTGCCCTAACCCGCAATATTCACCGTAGCCAAGGAACATATTTATCATGTCCCAGGTTATTTCCTTCTGGGGGAACAGGTGAATTTCAAAACTCAGTTTTATGCCGGCACGGACATAATCAGATCGGGAAAGGGAAACCCTTGGTCCCTGCATCGTCATTGCCCGCAATGGCCGCTCAATAACTCCATCGGGTTTGTCTTGTCCAAGGTAAATCCTGCGAGGGAAAACGAATACATACTTGTCTATTTTTGACTTTACGGCTTTCAACTTCTCGGTGGTCACAATCCCCTTCTTTTCTTTTTCAACTTTTATTGTTCCAGATAGGACCTCACCGGCAGCTTTCAAAAAACCCCTGACCATGTAGTCATAAATAAACAGGCCTTTTTCGTCTTTGTGAAATCCTGTCCACCCTTTTTCCTCAATTTTTTCTACTGTGAGATATTCTTCTTCACTGTTGTTGGACTCCGGTTTTTTTGACTCGATGTAGGTTTTATAAACTTCCGGATCCATTGCTACCGTACCCAGCATTTCCGTTACTAACTCAATCTGAAACGATCTTTTTTCCATTTTTAAGCCTCCTGTTAGAAACAAAACAGTACTAAACCCCACATAGACCGTGCCATTACTCAACCACGCCCTGCGCCGCAAAACAATACCATTACCATACATTACGTGACCCCACTCCACTTAACCATCACCTTACTTCACATCTCTTAGCTATACTCCAACTTCACGGCCCCTTGCTCTGCTCTTCCCACGTCTTGTCAAGGTCAGGCAGTTCCGATAGCTTCTTAAGCTTTCCCGGTGGCGGTCTGCCTCCGTTATTACTTATCTTTCCCCAGTTCTCCCTAATGGCTTCCATAAACGCGGCGTCCCAATCAACATATTCATAACCCTTTGCCCGGCATTTCCGTTTAAACGATTCACAGTGTTCATCGAGATGGTTAAAACCTTTTCCTACTGCCCAGGCTTTAACGTGATCTGAGATTGTAAAATTATCAGGTAATCTGGTTTTTGGTGATTTGCCTTTCTTTTGTATATTTTCTTTCTTTCTTTTGTGTGAATCATTTTTGATTACACCTTTGTCATCATTTTTGATTACACCTTGTAATCGCTTTTGATTACACCTTGCTTTCCTGTAATCATTTTTGATTACACGCCATTCTTCATAATTTTTGTTTAATTTCAGTATGTTAATTCCCTTGTAATCGCTTTTGATTACAGATGTAATCATTTTTGATGACAGGCTTTTAATTGCCCGGTTGACGTTTTGTCTTTTAAGCCCTGTCATTTCCGCAATTTGTCCCATGGAAATCTTATCTTCACATTTATTCCAACCGTATGTTTTACGTAGGATAGCATCGAGCACTTGCCTTTCCTCTCCTGGTATCCTCATGCGACACAAGGCGTCCATAATTTCATTGGCAATCTTGGTATATCCTTCTTCTAATTGAGGACTTGCCATCAGTTGCCCTCAACTTCCATAAATCTCGTATAGTCATTGACGTATTTCAACACGCCTTCTGATGTTCTCCCGTCTCTGTTCTTTCTTACCTTAAAAATTAACTGATCCTCGTTTTCTTTGTCTTTTTCTAGCCATATACCAACATCGGCGGCAGCGGCTATTTCCCCGGCTCCTTTGTAACCTATTATAGGGCTATCGGTATCTTTTGCAGACTCATTGTTGATTTGAGATAGAACAATTAAAGTGATTTCTAGGTCTTTTGCCATAGCGAAAAGGTGAGTGGTGAGGTTTGACATCCGTTCGTAAATCGTGCGGCCATCACAATGAACATTCTGCACATAATCAACAATGACAATATCTAAGCCAGCGTTTGACGCTTTCAGGCTCGCCGCTTGCTTTCTTATGTCGTTAAAATTGTATAGATTATCGTAGATATAGAGATTTTTTGATTGAAAATGCTCGTAAGCGTTCTGCAGGATGACTTCCTGAGTGGGGTTATATATCTTGTTTTCCCTGATGGACCATGTTGGAAACCGTGTCTCGTTAGCGAGTAACCTTAACAGGTATTGGTCACTGGACATTTCCAGAGAGAAGATTGCTTCCGCAGGGTTTCCTTTTCGGTACAATCTGGCCGTAAGATCAACAGCAAGGGCTGATTTACCAACCGAGGTATAAGCGCCGGCCACAATCATCGTGCCGGGAACAAACTTACGTATCGTCTGCCGTAGTATTTCGTAACAAGGGTCGATACCGGGAAAGCCTCTTTGTATCTTTTTCTGTAATTCCTTGACTGATTTCTTGATATCGTATTTTTCAACGGTCCGTGGCTCTTCAATGCCTAATCCTTGTTGATATCTGCTAATTATTTCCGTGATACTTGTTGTTGTGTCCTGGCTCTCGGTAGCCAGGTTCAGGGATTTTTGTAGGACTTGACGCCGAAGTGATTTGTCTTTAACGATTTTACAGTAATGTTCCACGTTGGCACTTGATAACGTGGTGTCGAGTAGTTCCGCAATGTAAACTATTCCCCCGGACGAATCCAGTTTTCGCAGATCCCGGAGTCTCGATGTTAGTGTAACGGAATCTATGACCTGTTCTGCTTCTTTGAGGTCGATAATAGCATTAAATATTGACTGGTTGGACGAAAAATAAAAATCATCTACCGTGATCCCCATTTCCTCAATTTTAGGCAGCGTTTTATTATCAAGAAGAATAGCCCCAAGGATGGCGGCTTCTGCATCCTGATTATGGGGTGTGTTTGTTTTTGTCATTTTCTATTTCCGCTATTCTCTTTTCGAGTTTATTTATCTTTAAAATTGCCCTTAACAATTCAGCCTGAGTTTTCAGTAAGGCTTCCCGTATTCTTGCCATTATACCACCCTGTACTCTGTGTTTGATTCACCGACCTTTTTACACTCAATATCGAAGCCTTGTGACCGCAGAAAGGTCTTGATATCAGTCCTTATTCTTGCCGTGTCTTGATGTAAAACATTATGGATTTCGTTGAGTGTTATTTTGCCGTGGCTGCTTAACCATTCGTACAGGTCATGGCATTGCGTACCCGCGTTAAAAGGGTTTGCTGGCAGCTTTACCGGCCTGCTAAAATCAAGGGTGGTCTGAACCATGGGTCACCATGTCACAACGATTTTGGTCACAGGGTCGTCCCCGTACTCTTTTACGGCTGATATGTATGTAATCTGCCGATCATCTCTGAATAGATATCCATTCAGGCAGTCGAGACAGAACTTTATCAGGTTGTCGATGTCGGGTTTTTTTGTGTGAGGTTCGGGGGTTTCTTTTTTCTTTTTCGACCAGCTTGAAGGTATTGGCATCGTAAATAGGATTTTCATGCTGATGCTGGTTTCGATCGGCTTGCTGATCTTATCCGCTATCTGCCCGGCGGCAGCAAAAAGCCAGCGCCCCTCCTCTGTTTCCTGGGGGTTATATGGTTTTTTGCAATTACGCCGGAATCTAGGCCTTTTTTTGGATATCGGTTTTCCTAATACCGTAAAAGTGAGTTCGTTCATTTTTTCACCAGTCCTATTACTTTTTGGATAATAGCCAGGGCTTCCGCTGTAAAAAATGTTAAAGGGAAGGAGCCGGGGTTATGTGGCCGTCCTCACGGATGGGGCTGGCTCCCTCCCTTTTTTTGCTGGGTGCCTGGATACAAGAGATCCCAACGAGTAACGGAACCGCCGGTAACCTCCTCTGCTTTTGCGGCTTTCTGTGGCGAGAATCTTCGGAGTCCCCTCTTCGCCCGGCTAAGGTAGCTTAACGATATACCGAGGAGCTCAGCTAATACTGAATCGGAAATGCCTTTTTGCTTTTGCCAGTCAGATAATTTCATGGCGCTTATATTAGGAGATATTTGACAATCTGTCAACCACTATTTTGGTGATTTGTAACAACTTTAAAAGCTCGACTAAAGGACGCGAGGAAGAGCAAGAGATTAAACCAGGCTGAGGCTCAGGAAAGTTTATTTATAAAAAGAAACCCCCAAACACCCCCGCCTCAGTTAGAACCACAACCCTGATTAAAAGCAGGGGAATCTTTTTAAGCCGTCCTCTTTGGGCGGCTTTTTTATTTCCCCTCCAATCCTCGCCAAAAAAATCTCCAGCGGTTGCCATATTTCGCTTGACAATTTGGCAATATTCGGTTATCCTATACACGAAATCAAGGCACACCCCCAAAACGTCAGGCGTACAGCTTGGGAACTCTGTACAGAGTGTAACGCATCAAGGATGCACCCTTTAAGCACTGCCTGAGACGAATCGTACAGCGAAAGCCGAGGCGAGAAGTAGGGGTTCCGTGAGGCGGCAAGTTTCAAGATTAAGGGCGGGTATCGGGCAGGAATCAGAGGGAGTACCAGGGCACACGGTCAGAGCCGTGAGGGTAACCTAGGCAAAGCTCCCCACCCGCCCAACTAAAACCACAAGAAAGGGGTAAAGAAAGTGGAACCAAACACGATCAAAATTAACGAAGTCGAGTATGTGAGGAAAGAT